CAACGGTATCATCATTATTTGCAACTGCCATATTAATTCCTCAATTTAAATTTATTGTTCTCCGCCGGTATCTGCTAAATCTATTACCATTGGAATTTGTATTTCATATGTAAAATTTGGTTCTGGTAAATCTCCTTCTTCACCACTTCCATCGTCAATATTATCATCAACCGGTGGAGCAGTAACACTTATATCATCAACTTTATATCCACGAGCTTTTAGTAAATCGGTTCGGCTTATTATCTCAACCTTACATTTAGCACCTTCTAAACTATTTGCTACTATATCGTTTCTATTACCTACTGGTACAAAAGGCAAATCGTCTTCTGTTTTATCTAAAGTATTGTAATAAATTTTATGATTTAACCAATAATCTTTGTCATTACGAAGTGGATTATCTTCGGATAAATTTGGTTCTACTACATTAGGATTATAAGTAGCGCAGATAAAATACCATTCATTTAAATCACCGGTTGATATTCTTGGATAAATGTTATGAGCCCTAGTAGGAAATCTGAAAACTGGATTATAATTATTGCCTGGTCTAGTTACTAAATCTCTGTTCAATATCCTAGACATACCAATATTACCATTTGAAAGTAAATATCCATAATGATTATCTCTGACTAAAGTATCCTTTACAACCAATCTTAATATTCTATAACTATTACCAGCACCATCAATCGTTACATATGTTTCTAATCTAAATCCACTTCCATCTATTTCATTTGGATTGCCAAAATTAAAAAGAGTTCCACTTGATTGTTTATCTACAAATCTTACCCACATTGTTATTGTAAAACCATCAGTTAAATATAAATTGTTTTTTTGAAATTCTAATTCAGTATTACCAGGTGATTTTAAAATAATTGCTTGATTTGGTTTTCTTATTTTAAGAAATCCATTTGATATGTTTTCATATTCAGGTCGTTGGTCATCTAAATTTTCTATTACATTATCAACATCACCAAGATAAGTGTTAAGTTTATTTCGCATTGACTCAAGAGTTTTATCATTATTATCTCCATTTGCCTGACTATCTAATCTTGTTATTGAAGCGTTTATTTTATTTTCATAACTTATACGAGATTGTTCATCTACTTCATAATTTTCAGGTTGTTCTCCAACACCATCTCCATCCACATCCGTGAAACTTGGAGTTGGACCTACGAAGTCATTAAAATCTGAAAAGAAAGTATTTATCTGTTCTTGTCGATTTGATTGAGCAGGAAGAAGTTCAAATATTTCAGTATCTAAAACTTCTCTAGCTTTATCAGGATCTATTTTAGAACCAGTTTTTGGTTTTGTTAATTGACTTAGGTTTAAAATATCTGTAAATTCAATTCCTACCTTTTTAGCAATATTTATTTCATACCTACCACTATCAAAATTTATTTTATATTGAATAACTTCTTGTGGAGGCGTACCTTCTTCTGGTAATTGTTGGATATCTAAAACAAACTTACCTTCTAATTGAGTAATATTGTTATCAAAAATATAATTACATAACTGTTCAAAAGTATCACTATGTATATTGTTTTTATTTTCTAAAGTATTTCTGTCTTTCTTATAAAATATAAGAGGCTCATCTTCAGTACGACCAGATCGTTTTATTCCATCACGAATAGTTGTTTGAAGAGCTAATACATCTTCATCAGTTAATGTGTTTGACTCAAACCATAGTTTATAAAATAAATTACTTACTAGTTCACGAGTTTCTTGTATATCAGCATAGCTAGCTTTTCTAAATATTATTTCATTCGGAATTAGTTCATGAATTATTCCCAATTCACCCACACCGATCATAAATTCACCATCTTGATGTATATGATAAGGACCTATATATTGTTCTTCTGGATTTTCTACAAAATAAAAATTATCTTCGGGTGTAGCATTTAAACTAACTTCTATAATAGGATTTTGGTTTATTCCTGATTCTTCTTCAACTGTGTCACCACCATCATAAATAGCCATGATTAAGTCCTTAGTATAAATTCAAAATCATTATCATAAATTATTTCTTGACCATCATCGTGATTAACTTTTATTAAAATCTTATAAGCACGATTGGGTTCAAATGAATCCAAATCTTGTTTGAAATAATTAGAAGTTGTATCACAACTCATAGTCGTGTAAGCACTAAATGGAACAACTGATTCATTTGTTGCCATATCAATAATAGAATAAACACCTTTACCTTCAGGTATAAAACTAGCACTAACGGTTTGAACCGATGTTGTAAATGATTTTTGTATGTATCTTTTACGAGCACCAAATCTAAATTTTACAGTTTCGTTTTCTTTATACGCTTCTCGTAAGTGTATAGGGTATAGGTAGTTCTCACTATTACCAGAAACATCCAAGGTGGTCAAGCTACCTGTGTTAGAACCAGTTGCTGGAAGATGGTCGTCCCACTTTAATTCTATCTTAGGAGAGTATATTGTATTGGTTTGTCTTGAGAAAAATTTAAGGTCTTCAAAACTAGTAGAAGATGTTTCTCTACTACCCGATAATCTTAACATTAAACCATAATTTTCATTAACACCACCAAACCACTTGTTAGCAATAGTCGTAATATCCATGTTAAGGTCAGGAGATTCTGCTGAAAATACTTGAGTTGCTTCGTCATCTTCTATAAAACTACCTTCAGATATCTGATCACCATCTACAAAAGAGGTTTTAAAGGTAGTAACTACATCATCTACACTTGAATCTAAACTAGAAGATATACTTGATGAATAAGCATTCCATTTTACTTCCACACCTTGATTATTTTTACTAAATGCCCAACTACAACCATCAGTTGTTTTTGGAACATCACCCTCTTTACCAATACCCTCATCCCAAGATTGACTTAGGGGATAAGCAGCAATCGTATAATCTTCACTTAAACCACTTGTTCCTTCTGTCTCATAAAGTCTAAGATTTAACTGATAGTCACTTGGTAAAACAGATGAACTGATATAACTTTCTATTTCATCAACATCAAATTGAAGAAGAACTCTTGTTTGATAAGAAAATGCTCTATCAAAAAATACTTTTTTTAATTCAAGTATCTCGTCTTGTCCGGTGTTCTTATCTTTAAAGTCTTCACCCGTAATTGAGTTTGAACCACTATTAATAAAAGTATCTTTGGTTGTAAAAAAATATCTATGCATTATATTACCTTCCCATAAATGTCTTGATTTGGATTTCGTAATTCAAATACAGCAGGAGAAACAGATGGTCTATAGATACCATCTTCAAGAGCATCATGAAAACCATATTGAAATCCATAATTAACATCATCTCCTATAATTTCACCATCCCCTTTGTAATAATATAGTTTTCTACCACTAGCATATTCAGCAGTTCCATCTTGAAATAATAACAATTCTTTTATTCCAATTACACCATCCAATCCTAATATGTTATATTGTAAATCGTTCATATTAATTGATTGTCTAAACTGCATCATCTCTATTTTAAAAAAGTCTTTTATCACTTGAATTACATTTAATTTAACTTCTGTTGGATTAAATCTCCTATCTCCATTTACTTTAAAATGAACACCAAAGTTTATTAGATAGCCCGAAAACAATGTTTCGTTTAAATTAAATCCAAAATCAACTTGATCATTAATCATTCTGAATTGATTGAGATAAGTTGCCACGTTCTGTAATATAAGTTGTGGTGATTGGACAAGTTTTTTATTTTGGTTATATGAAAGAGTAGATACTAAAAGAGTACCACCATCTAATCTATCCACATATGCTTTAGCAATACTACCAAACTTTACTGGAATACTTTGTATTCTTGCTGTATAATCTTCTTTGGTTACACATCGAAGTTGAGTAGCAAAGAATGCACTAGCATTATTTCTAATCTCATCTACGGTTTGACCATCTGTTCCACCGACACTAGGTTCATCGTTTGCCACAGATATTGTAACACCAGCAGGAGCATTATTTATAGTAGTAAGCTCTCCAGCTTGAACATTTGATGTAGCACCACCACCAGCTCTATATGTAAAAGTTAATGTAGTGTTTGTTGGAGTTTCACCTAAGTTTAAATTATTACCTATTGTAGAACCTATAGCACCAGGTATATCAGATAGATTAGTTCCATTTATTGTTACACCAGCTTGTTCTGCAGGATCTACATTTGAACCTGAATTACTAAATCTAAATAATCCATTTCCAAAACAAACCTTATATGTTTGTGTATCCTCATCAAATTTTGATATAAATTTTTTATTTGTTCTTATGTATTCAGCAACATAAGGGACAGGTATAATAGATGGGGATTCACTATTTTCTCCACCAAGACCTTGGTCATAAGCACTATCTCTGGTCGTATCATCACTATAATGAGTTTGCTTTAAAACTTTTTCTTGTGCTAGGTAATCAACCTCGTACCATCTAAGTGCTGATGAATCAATACAACTTAATACCTCAACTATATTATCCTCACCTAAATCTAATTCTAAAAATTTAGTTGGACTTGATATAGTAAATGTTTTTGTTTTTGTTCGGCCGGATACAGCTCGCACATATCTAGTTAAAGTGTACGAATCAGCTTCACCATTAGCATCTAATATCGGAGCACTTATAGAATCACCTTCAGAACCACTTGCCGTGAAATCTATTTCACTAGTTGTTTCAAAAAGTATTTGTGAATCTACGTTTGAAGCAATTTGTAATCCACTATCTATTGATTGTGGAGCATCTCCATAATCAGGAGAACCATCGGAATTAGCATCTATGGTAGTAGTAACTTTTAAACGAGCAACTGATGGTGTCTTGTTTGGAGTTTTATACCCTAAAAATTCAGAAAGTCTTCTTACATTTCTTTTTTCAGTTGCTGTTGATAATAAGCTTTCTTTGTAGTTATAATCAATATAATAGGAAAGAACATCACCAACATAACTTGATAATTCTATTAACATCATACCAGGTGATGTTTCATTAAAATCTTTATATGTATCAGGAAAATAAGACTTAGTATATTCAATCAAGTCAGCTTTAATAGTACTAAAATCTTTACTTGTATAATTTACATTCGTTGGTATTAATTTTTGTTTATCGGTATATGCCATTAGTAAGCTCCATTACTTGTTGTTGTTGATGTGGCACCACCACCGACACCATCAAATGTAACTTGAACACTTTCTGTAGCATTAGGTGTCCTATTTATATTAAATTGTATGTTTATAGCCACTTGATTTATATCATCCCTTCTGTTTATTTCAATATTACTTAAAGTAACAAAGGGTAACCATCTTTTAAATGTATCAACTATTTCATTTTCAATTTGAATAGTTATATCATCTGTCATTTGCTCAAAAAGAAGTTGTTTTAAATTCACACCCAAACTAGGTTGGAATAATCTTTCACCTTGATTGGTTTGTAGTAAAAATTTTATGTTAGTTTTTACAGCATCGATAGTTGTTTTAGTTGTTGCAAAATAACCATCTCCACCAGGAACTCTAGCAAATGGAAAATCAATTCCAACTGATACCCTACTATCTTGGTCTTCTATAAATCTATTTTTTCTTCTATCTAATATTGGCATTATTTACTATCCGATTTTACTACTCTTAGTTTAACTAAAGAATTATCCGATGCAGTTTTACCCAATAGTGAACCATTAGCAGTTCGACCATTAACATCTACATCAGCAGTTGAATCTATAAATGGAATACCTGGTGCTGAACCTTGTAACGTTATAGGTGTAAGTGGTAACACTAAACCAGC